CTTGCACCGTACAAGGAAGCTTTTTCGGCGTGCCGTCAAAGACAAAGAACGCATCCTTGCTCATCCAATACGCAACCCCGTTGACGTCAACTGCTGCGTGAGGCCCCACACAGCCACAGTTCGCACCAAGCTGCTGGAAGCCGAAAGTGTAGGGAGGTCCCAAATACTGTTGACCATGCAGGGACGTATCCGTCCAAATCAAGATCTGACCACGTGAACGCACCGCAGTAATGATTTCATTACCGTCCGTGAGCCGTTGTCCGCCGGCCGTGTTTGTGGCGGTTGCTACGAACTCGTTGATGTCTTCCTGTGCTGAAAAGCGGACCAACATCGGATCCTGTGACGCTGGAATCCCCAACGTCGTCTCGGTTCCAAAGCACACCAAATGCCTGTCCGGCGTGGAGACAAGAGCAAAACGGCTCTTTGTTGGCGCTCCTGAAATGGCCGTGGCCCGTGTTCCAAGGCCCGAGGTAGGATCCCACTCGTAAATCCCACCATTGACGTTTTGGAGGATCAACTTGCTCCCATAGGTATCAAACTGCCAGACTTGAGAGAGCAACTGAAGCGCCGTTGATGCAGGACGAGGTGTACCCCAAGTGCCCGCTCCCCACGATCCGAGCCCCCAGCCAAAGTCAAAGTAGCTGACGTCCGATCCAACATTGATCTGATAGGCCGCCGTGGCAGATCCAGCGGCAGATGCCGTGCTTGTCGCCGCTACGGGAGAAGCAATTCGATAGGTTCCCGTCCCAAGGATCTCTAGGATCTCAAATTCGTTGTTAAGACTTGCGTTGGGGATGCCACCAGGGTCTCCAGCGGTGCTGGAAAAGGTGACAAAGTCCCCTTTGATTGCCCCATGAGCAGCATCGTTTACAACAACCGCTGTAGACCCGTTTGTCGTATCGAATGTAACCGTTCCCGTGGCACGGATGGGAGTGATATCGCCCCATCCCCCGCCGTAAAAAGCATAGACCTTACGATTGGTGCCGACCGCGAGATAAGGGGATGAGTCAAGGGCAGTCCAGGACAAGGTGTCGGTAGCCATTCCGACCAAGTACTGCTCCTCTTGGTTAAATGGTGTCCACCCGCCTAGCTTCTCAGGAAGCCCGTACCGAAACCGGATGTAATCCCCATCCACCCAACCGCCTTCCGCGCCGTATTCGGTGTTCTGCTTGTCTATCCCCGGCTTCAAAAACAATCGCAGCAACGCCATCGTCGTTCCTTACTTGACCGGACCGCCTACGAGCCACGCATCACACGTCCGATCAGCGGCACATTTGAAGTCAAAGAGTTCACAGTAACCAAGGTTCGCGGACCGCGAGACATCCTCCGCGTAGCTTTCCTCCACAGGCTCTTCTCCGCGAATCCCATCATTGATGCACTTCAGCATGGCAGGCGTCTGGATGAACGCGCTACAGTTGCCGCAGAGCGCTTTCTTCGCCTCACGGACCGTGGTGTCCCACATCGCAGCCTTCTTGTCCCAAAACGCCCTGGACTCGGACTCCGGGTTCAACGGACCGTAACCGTACTCTTTGATGGCATGGTTCCGGTTTTTGAGGTTGACGTGAATGTCTACTGTGGCAATCGGACAGGCCTTCATCGGCCGTTGGGCCGCGTTCCGGAGCTCCTCGGCAATGCGCCGCTTCTGTACGGTAGCCATGCTACTTCTTCCGCGCCGCCCGCATGTTGTCTACGAGATTCGGATAAGGACGACCCGCTGCCTTAGCCATCTTTTTGGCGGTTGCCTTTTTGGCGGGGGTCAAGGCCTTAGGCTTACCAAGCCCTTTTGGCCTGCTCTTTTCCCAAACGGGCTTGGTTTTCATGAAAATTCCTTACATCGTAGCCCCGGACGCAGCCGGAACAGTGGTGATCTGGATGGCTACAGACCGTTTGAGATTAAGCGGGTTTCCACAATCGGAACACGCATCTGCGTCAAGCTCTGCCTGATCGAGATCATAGCCGCAATGGGCGCACACTGCCTCAACATCGTGAGCGGGCTCGATGCTGCCATCGGCCAAAAGGCGGGAAGGTAGGGAAAGGCGCATGAAATCACTCCATTAAGTACAAGGCTCGTTCATCTTCTCGGCGCACGGTCAGCCCTGGCAGCACTTTACCGGCAGCCTTGTTCCACTTCAAGAATTCGTTCGCTGCTCCTGCGTAATCGCCTCGATTGTGCTTCTGACGCAGGGTAGAGTTTTGAAGGTTGCCTAGTCCAAGGTTGAAAGCGAAGCTAACGAGTGCCAGATGGCGATTGCTAAGAGGCTCCACAGTACATAGTCGGAGTACCCCCGGAAGAAACCGCTGAAGATCTTCTTGAAGTAGCGCATCAACCTCTTCCTCCGTTATTTTTCGATCCCAACCGGCCGGTATAGGGAGGTCCAGTCGTTGATCAAACGGAACGCGCAGGTGAGAAGGATCGATGACGTGACCGACACCGATAGTCCACAAACGAGCAGGGCAGCGATAGGGGTAATAGCGAACTCCTTCGTGATGCCTGAGCATGGAAAGAAGCTTTTTCACTTCTTGCTAAACGCCTGAGAACCAAACCAAAACGAGATGACCGACGCCCAGATGATCTGCGTGTCCGCATCCCACAGCTTGGAGATCACCACGTCAAAAGGTGTCCCTAGGTGCCACGCGTAAGCCGCACCAAAGGCATTGATGAAGCAGAGCAGGCCAAACATGCCATAGGTGATCGCAGGACGGACCATGGCCCGAGCGTTGATGACCCAGCGGCTTGCGCCTTCGCCAATCGCAATGTCGTGCGCGTAGAGCGCCTGCTTCTCTTGAAGAGCAATCTGCTGCGTAGAGACATCCGCTTGGATCTGAAGCTGATGCGTATGGATCTCTTCAACCCTGGCCTGGGCCTCAAACCCGGCTTTACGCATCTCAAGCTCTCGCTGGATCTGCATCTGCGCCAAGGCAAGCTCATGCTTCTTGTCGGCCCGGTCTTGGAAGAAGTCCAAGAACTTCGGCAGCCCTCCCGCCAAGAACGAAAGCAGTGTGGTCAGTAAGGTAATCATCGGCAGTCCCTATTTTTGCGTTGTGATGATGTCTTCACCTAGTTCAACGTCTCCGGCGTCCTTACGGGCTCGGCAGGCTGCTCTGCTGAAACAGGGATTGCGCCCTGCTCTTTTGCAGCCTTGTGGATCGCTTCGATCAACCCCGCCACTTCAACAAATGGACGACCGCCCAGGTACTGAAGAAGCGCATTGACCAACTGAGTGGGCAACTTCAACTCATCCATGTATTACTCCGCTGCTTTCTTAAGGGGCTCAAGATCTTGGCCGTTCCACCACGGGCTTGGAATGATCTGGCGAAGGTGGTCTTTATTACGTTGGACACAGCTCTGCCAATCCTCGTCCGACATGCGTTCCGGTTTTCCGGCATTTAGAAGGTTGACCGAGTCCATGGCGGCATCGTAGCGACGTTGGACTTCCTCAGCCGAAAGCTCTTCGGCAGGGGGCACATGTGGGGGTGGCGGAACGACTGGACTGATTTCGTTTGACATCTCAACTCCTTAGCTTGTCTGGCCTTTGATGACCGCAAAGTTAAACACCGGCTGCTCGGTAGTCGTTCCACCCGTCGTTGCGAACGTAATTCGGAAGCTGCCAGCAGCCACATTCGTTACAAAAATCTGGTACAGATCTGTGCCTGACTTTTGATTCACGATGACCGTATCAAGCGCAGTGACCGTATTATTTGTAACTGTAAACGATTGCCATGAGGTGGTGCCAGCAGCACTGACCAGCGTAATTGCGCCGGTTGGTTTGTTAAGGGTTACCCCAGTTGTACGGGAAGTCCCCTGTGTGACTGTGCCGCCATTAGAGGGAGCGTAGCCGGTCGCTCCAGTATTATCGGTATACCACCTTGGATTGCCCTGACCATCACTAATAACAATACGATTATTAGAGGTGGTTATGTCGAGTCCGCCGCTATTGCCTGTAAATGACCCAAGAATTACGTTGTAACTCCCTGATGTCATGTAAAAGCCAGAACCCGCAAAACCAGCTCCTCCTGCGCCTACAAAAGCATTAGATGCGCCGGTAGAAAGTAAATACCCAGATTGAAACCCAAGACATGTGTTGTATGAACCGCCAGAGGCCGTGTACATAGCGAATTGACCTAACGCTACGTTGTACTCTCCATTGGTGTTTGTGTATAAACTTTGCGTTCCAACAGATACGTTTCCAGTGCCTCCAGAATTGTTTCGTTGAGCTTCAAAACCAACAGCTATATTGGTATTAGTGGAGGTTACACTCCGCAACGAGTTGCCACCAATTGCTATGTTGTAACTACCGCTTAAATTAGAGTAAGCAGCATCTTGGCCAATTGCAACATTATCGCCGCCAGAGGTTATTGAGTATAAAGGCCTATACCCTAATGCTACGTTGTAAGTGCCTGTATTATTTGCAGGGGTTGTAGATCCCTGCATAGCAAATGAGCCTAGTGCGACGTTAGGCCCGCCCCTCATGTACTTCATGGACGAGTCACCGACAGCTACCTGATAGTTTCCAGTAGTGTTGTTGTATAGCGTGTCTTGTCCGATTGCTAGGTTGGACGTACCTGATGTATTCGTGTACAGAGAATTCGTCCCAATCGCAGTATTATAATTTCCGCTCGTTAAGGAATACAGTGAAAAGTACCCAATCGCATTATTAAAGATTCCGGTATTGCTTGCTGGCGAGCCGGAGGCATACATGGAGTAAGCGCCCAATGCGTTATTTGACGACCCCCTCATGTTATACATCGACTGATAGCCGACTGCTACTTGTCCTGAGGAGGTAGTACTATTAATTAAAGCGTTGGATCCTAAGGCTGTATTGTTAGCGCCTGATGTATTACTAAATAATGCCGATGCTCCAATAGCGACATTATTGGATCCGGAGCTTGTTGTGTACAGAGAGCGATATCCTGATGCTGTATTATAGTTGCCGCTTGTAAACACATACATGGACTCAACCCCGAGCGACACGTTATATGATCCGGTGTTGCTGGCGGGAGATGTCGATCCCCTCATAGAAAAATAACCAATAGAGGAATTGTTGCTTCCTCTCATGTAATACATGGCTTGATAGCCCACAGCAGCGTTATATGTTGATGTAGTGAGGCTGTATAGAGAATCAGACCCTACTGCTGTGTTATATGAGCCACTTGTTATACTATATAGAGAAGCATTACCTATGCCGACATTGTAGGTGCCTGTAGAAAAACCAACTGATCCAAACAAGGCCTGATGCCCTACCCCGGTGTTCCAGGACCCGGACATTACATACAGTGCGTACGCGCCTACGGCTGTTTGATAATTAGCTCCTCCATTAAGCTGCAATGTGGCGTATCCAATAGAAGTGTTAAGTCCACCACTATTGGAAAAAAGAGCCGATCCTCCTGCTGCTGTATTAGTGGATACTGCACCTCCACCACGACCAAATCTCAACCCGTTAATATAGGCATCATTGGTAATTGTTACGGCTCCAGTTCCATTAGGGGTAAGATTGATCGCCCCATTGGTGTTTGTACTGCTTATAGTGTTGTCGTTGATGTTGATGTTGTCAATCTGGACTTCGGCAATGACTGCTTTTCCAGTCCCGTTAGGGGTAATGTTAATGTCGCCGTTAGTATTTGTGCTGCTGATCGTGTTGCCATTCAAATTGAGGTTATCAACTTGAACTTCTGCAATGGCGACCTTTCCGGTCCCATTAGGAGTGAGGTTAATGTCGCCGTTAGTGTCTGTGCTGCTGATCGTGTTGCCGTTGATGTTGATGTTGTCAATCTGGGCCTCGATGATTGCAGAACTAAGGCCCAAGGAGGCTCCGTCGATGGTTCCTCCGTTGATATCGGCAGTGGAAAATGCTCCCGTCGAGGGGGACGAAGCCCCAATTGGAGTGCCGTCAATAGCGCCCCCATTGATGTCCACAAAATCGAACATCTGGACGACGTTCGTGCCGTCCACGTAGAGATGGGCTTTTCGGCCGTTGGGTACGGTGATGCCGGTGCCGGCCGAGGTCTTGACCGTAATGCTTTGGCTGCCTGTGGTGTTGTTTTGGACGATGTACTGCTTTTGGATCGTCGGGACAACAAGTTCACGGGTGGCAGTCAACGACACCCCAGACGTGACGTTCAAGACCAGGGCCCGAGCTGCTTGGGCCGCGTTCGAGTCCGTCAGGGAGATAGTTAGGTTGGCATCCGACGCATAATTGGGGTTGCCATAGCCCACAATAGCCTGTTCAAGCGCCGTTCCAAGGTTCGTGTTGGTGATCGTGCCCCATGTCCCGGAATTCTCGCCGGTGGCCATCAGCTCGATCTTGAGGTTGGTGGAGTAGGTGCTTGCCATGCTCGTTTCCTTTACGTCGTAATCTGAGTCCAAGCCACCGTATTGCCGTCGTTTACGATGACCCAGTTTGAATTTTGCGAGTCGTCCACATTCTGCCAGTTGGGTGTCTGACTGTCATCTATCACAGACCACACCAAGACCGGCGTCAAAAGCGCTTCCGCTTGAACCCCAACGGGGAACACATTTGCATTTGCCGAAACGGTGACCGTCCCAACAGAGCCTACCGCTTGAATCCCCGTGACGACTACAGTGCTTCCCGCAGAAACACTTACCTGCCCAACTTCTCCTGTGGCCTCTACCCCAACTAGAGTGACATTGGCCTCGCCCTCTATCGAGACGTTGCCGATTTGCCCCGTTGCAGAGACGCCAAGCGGGTAAACATTCGCAGCTCCCGTTACTGTCACGTTGCCAAGCTGCGTAGTGCCCTGAACACCCGTGACAAGAACGTCCGCATTCGCGGCTACCGTAACCGTTCCTACCTGCCCCAGAGCTTGTACGCCGGTCACAGGAACATTGGCCGACGCAGTGACCGTTGCGTTTCCAAGCTGTGCAATGCCCTGCACCCCAGTCACTAGAACATTGGCGTCGCCATTGATCGTGACCGATCCAATTACTCCAGTCGAAGCAACTCCGGTCAGGAATACATTCGCGGTGCCAGTGACAAGGACCGCGCCTACTTGACCTGTCGCAGATAGCCCGGTGACGTAAACATCCGCTCCCGCTTCTGCAACAACGGACCCCACTTGGGCCGTTCCAACAACCCCGGTCACTTGGACATTGGCATCTCCATTGATTGCGACAGAACCTATTTCCCCAGTCGCAAAAACGCCTGTCGGAGATACATCAGCATTTCCTGTGACATTGACCGACCCAACCTGCCCAGATGCCGACACCCCAGTAACCTGAACGTCTGCCCCTGCGGCAACGATGACGTTGCCCAACTGCATAGTGGCGGAAACGCCAGTGAGGAGTACGTTTGCATCGCCCGTCACTGCAACAGTGCCCACTTCGCCGGTCGCGGTGACACCTGTTGGATAGACATTCGCGCCAGCAGTAACCGTGACAGCCCCAACTTGGCCTGTCGCAGAAAGACCCGTCACAGGAACATTCGCAGCACCGCTAACCGCAACCGTCCCAACTTGGCCTGTCGCAGAAAGACCCGTCACAGGAACATTCGCAGCACCGCTAACCGCAACCGTCCCAACTTGACCCGTCGCAGAAAGACCTGTTACAGGGACGTTCGCAGCACCCGTGACGACAACAGATCCAACTTGACCCGTCGCAGAAAGACCTGTTACAGGGACGTTCGCAGCACCCGTGACAGCAACAGATCCGACTTGGCCTGTCGCCGCAACCCCAGTAACAAGTACATTTACGCCCGTTACTACCGCTACGGATCCAACTTGACCCGTCGCAGAAAGACCTGTCACAGAAACATTTGCAGTGCCTGTGACAGTTACGGGGCGCACAGAACAGGTGGCTGTCACCCCTGTCACAGAGACGTTCGCGCTGCCAGTGACAGTGACGGGACGAACCAGCCCAGTGGCTGAAACACCCGTTACAGAAACATTTGCTCCGCCAGTGACAGTGACGGGACGAACCAGCCCAGTGGCTGAAACACCCGTTACGGAGACGTTCGCGCTGCCAGTGACAGTAACGGGACGAACTAATCCAGTGGCTGAAACGCCCGTTACAGAAACATTCGCAGAGGCTGCGGTAGTAACAGATCCGACCTGCCCTGTCGCCGACAGACCAGTTACCGAAGTGTTTGAGGCCCCTGTGACGGTGACTACGACCGCCCCAGTACCCCAGGGGATCTCGCCCCACGTGCCATAGCCCCAGCCGTAGCCCGTAGAGCCTGTAGCGTATACGCCTTGGGGGTAGACCTCAGCGGAAGCTGAAGTTGTTACAGAGCCGACCTGCCCTGTCGCGGATACGCCGGTAAGCGATACCGATACGCTAACCGATCCTGAATCGGAAAACGGTGCGGATGCTATTGGGCCGGCGCTAAACATGCTGTTTTACGCCGGAAGATTACGGCGTACCTTGGTCGTCGTATGGAAAGCGTTGCTTAATCTCGTTGATCTTGTCCAACCACTCTTGCATAGTGGCCTCACCGCGCTGAGCCTTAAAGTAAAGCGGATCAGATTCGTTTGCGTAAGCAGCTAAACGAAAGGTGCGAATCGCTGTGGCCCTTGCTTGAGCTTCAATGATGGCGAGCTGTGCCTTTTCTTCTTCCGAAAAGCTATAGTCCATTTATGCTCTCACCATTTTGTATAAATCTATATTTCCTAGGATATTACCGGCTCCACAAAAAAACGCCATTCCATAAACAGTTCCACCTGTAAAATAAACACCTATGGCAGAGTTAAACCCATAGGCCCCATCAAAATACTGGCATGTACCGCTTGTGTATGTCCTAGATACTGATGGATTCTTATCTAAGAAAAACGCGCCACTAGTTCTGTTACCAGAACCAACTGAAAACGGTGTAATTTGCCATTGGGTGGACGGAGTACCCTGTTGTGTTCCTATGATAGATGTAAAATAATTTGTCCAGCGGTAGCTACTTGAGGCGTCCTGTGAGCCGGCGGAATTTGTTGTATACCGCATGTAGAGTATTCCACCGGAAGTAGTACCTACGTCCCTAAATACCACTAAATAGCTTTCATTAGTAAAATTAAGCGAAGTGTTTCCAGCCTTGGTAAGTACTACTGTAGTAGCCGTTCCGGCAGCAGAAACGGTGTTTTCAAGAACGCATCCGGTGTGCGTACTTGAAAGCCAAGCCGTTCCATTTGAGTTTAGAATGTTCCCAGAAGTAGATGGGTTAGGAATCTCGAGAGCATTTGTCTGCGTAGACGAGGCAGTAATGGCTCTTTCTGCGGGGTAGGTGACAAAAACCTTCTTTACACCCGCTCCCCAGTTAACAAGTGCGCCGCCGTTACTTGACTCAAGCACCGTGTCCCGGCTTAGCGTCGTCCCCGCAGACGTGTACGTCCCTATCCCAGTTTCCCAATTTGTGTCATCGGTAATGGTGTAATACGTCGTATTACCGTTCCCGATGACCGAGAACGACTGAAAGCCCGTTGAAGCCCCTGCAAGCGTCAGCGTCCCCGTCCCAAGCGTGGTCGTGGTCTCCTGGACCCGGTCCCTTAGAACAAGAGGCATGACGCTTCCTTAGGCAATACGGATGATCGCGTTCGTCGCGTCTGCCGTGGGGAAAATGATCGTGAACGTGCCACTAGTGGACGTTTTCGCACCACCAAAATCCAAGATGCACACTGACGGGTCCCCCACAGCCGAATCGTTGTAGATCATCGCGCCATAGGCGGTGATCGTGGCACTGGTGAACGACAGATCCGCGAAGTCGGTGAACGCGGTGGTTCCAGAGCTCGTCGGGGTGACGTTGGTCAATGCGCCGCCGCCTGCGGAATACGACCCCGATGCAGAAACCTCTCCGCTTGAGGTGTAGGCCGTCGTGGCTGCGGTAAATGATGGGGTGTTATCGTACAAAGCGAGTTTGAACGTGTTGCCTGTGCTGGCCGTGAAGTTGTGCACAGCCCTCATCAGCTCGACCTTGAAGCTGGTGCACATGAAATTGCCGCTGAATGCCATGACTACTCTCCTAGTAAATTGATCAATTCAGGATGCCCAGCTTCTCTCAAGCGCTGCGCAATCGTCGAACGGTCCTGCTCCACTGCTTCTTTCAAATAAAAAGCGACCACGTGCTGTACCGCCTCCTTGAAAGCACGCGCCTGCGCCTGCACCGCCGGATGGGACTGATCGCCTACATAGACAATCCTGTCCGCTGCGCGCTGCGCCAACTCTTCGACGGACCACCCTCGGTGATCGGTAGTAGCGACTTGAACTCCGCCGACAAGAATGGGGGACGAAACGCTGATCATGGCCCAGGCGACTCCGATTTAACAGGGATACGGATCATCCCATCACGATACTCATCACGACGGCGACGACCCTGTTGCTCAATGCCCAGCCCTTGCAACGCCTCTTTGTACGCTGTACGGAAGTAGTTAAGCATTTCGGCAGGCCCCTTAGTGTAACTATACGCCTGTATTAGGCAAGCGTACAGAAGCGCTTCTGGGGCATTCGTGCTGATCCACGTCGTTGGGTTTGTTGATGACAACTGAGGAGGCCGGTAGATGTACCCAAGTTCAACCACATACGCCGAATTAGGGGTAGGGGCCAAGTAAAACGTGTTTTGATCCCAGACAGAGTAGTACTTCGGGACACCCGTTGAGGTGCCGTCCGGCCAGTACTCTTTCATGAACGACGTGTCACGGAAGTCAAGAAAAATCTGATCTCCACTGACCGTGATCATCATGTATCGATGCGTCAAGATGTCGGTGGGAGCGGTCAAGAACTTGTTGTTCTGCGTGAGGTTTCCAGACACCTCAAGCTTGAACACGTCGAGATCGATCTCGCGGAGGATCTGGTTCTCCGCCATGGTGATGAACGTGTTGATGACAGAGTTCGTGAAGACGTTGCTTCCGACCTCCGTGTAGTTGCGAATGTTGGTGACAAGTTCGTCGTAGGTCATGATGTGCTTACCGTCACCTTTCCGACCACGCCTTGCGCAATGAGAGCTTGGCCCTCGATGTAAGGCCTCATATCATTCGTTCCGCGTGCACTACCGTAGCTTTGGAACGCTGTAAACCCAGGCGCTCCAACAAAGACTGAAACCGGCTCAATGCGGTCGGGCCGAGGATCACGCAAGGCAATAGCATCCCCGCGATAACGCAATGGCTCAAGCTGAGGCTCTTTCGGCTCATAGTCGTCTGGGCAGACCATGTAGCCTTCCCAGTTCTTGCGGAGCACGTTATACGGGTAGCGTTGCCCGCAGTAATCGCACAGAGCAAGAGCATATTTGCCAGTTGCGTATGCCACGTCATACCCCTAGGTCGGGAACAAACTGCACGCTGGCAGTGTCCCTATCCTCCATGGCCGCACGGTTGAAGTCTTCTTCGTACATCGCCTTCAATGCCTGTGTGCGGTCAGGAGCAAATTTGAGCGAGAGGTAATACGCAAGGCCCGATGCCAAACACGGCAAAAATCGGAAGTTGATGTCTGTCGTGTTGGTGTAGTCGCCCGCATCCTGGATGCGTCGAATGCGGTAGTACACAAACGTGTACGTTTGATCGGCCGCCGGGTAGAAGAAGACCTTAGGAGTGTTGGTGCGCTGCACGTAAAACTGCGCAGGACGGGCCTGCGAAGTCTTGTTAGGCACGTTCAACCAATCCTCTCGGCTAATCCGCTCGATATAGACGTCAGAATTGATGCCTTGGCTGTTCTGACGAATGATGGCTTCCAGCACATTGACCGTATCCGAGGCCAAAGTGATCTCGTTGACCCCCTGAGTCAGCGTGTAGGTTGCTTGCTCAATGGTCCAAAGGTTCAACCCACGATTGGCCCAGTCAAGAAAGAGCAGGTTGAGCGAGCGGCGCGCCGTGTTGAGCTGATAACCGCTCTGCGGGCGCATCCCGCAACGCTCAAACGCCTCTTCAACAAGGTCGTCAATCGAAAGATTGAAGTCAGTTGTGCCGGAAGTGGCCATTTAGGAGCACATCCCGCCCTTGCGGTAGCCTTTGATCATGCCGCCGCCCATGTAGCCCTTGACCTTCTTGCCCATGGCCATGCGTTTATGCTGATTAACCGCACCGCCCTTAGCCATCATGATCGGACCGGTCGTTTTGCTGGTCTCAGACACCATCTTGTTGGCCGGACCGCTCATCACGGCACCGCCGCCGCGCGTCGCGCAGCCCATTCCTTTGCCTGCCATGATTATTTCCCCTTCTTCATCGCACGACCACGAGCATCAGCGGTCTTGGTCTTCATGGCACGGCCCATCTTGTCCGCCATGCCGCCTTTTTTCATCTTACCAACACCATCCGCAGCAAAAGAAGGCACCATCTTGCCTCCTTTTTTGACCATCTTCATCTTGCCCATCATCGCATTACCCTGCCTTTCGGATTTCGTCCAGTTTTGCTTCCAAGCGGTTGAACCGCTGGTCCACGTGGCTCAAAAACTTGTCAAACCGATCGTCTACTTCACGCCGTGTGACGTGATCACGTGCGACTTCCTCGCGCGTCCGATTGAGCAGGATGCCGAGCCGGTTCAGCTCATCAAACTTGCTCTTAATCAAGAAGGCCAAAACGCCCACGATCGCTGTCAGCACGATGTTCCAAATCATCATTTCCACAGCTCAACATCTCCATCGCCTGCGTGCCTGCCGGATACGGCTATTCGGGTCTTTCG